TCGATTTTGAATATCCAGAATTTAAGAATAATACGATCGAAGATAAACAGAAAAAAATTAATGAAAAATCTGATAATGAAGATGACATGTGGGATTATCTATTGGCCAACGACACAATAATTTTCAAAAAACATTCAAAAGACTGGAAAGATAAATATTATATATATAAATATATATTGTTTTTTTTGAAATATATTATTAAATATACTAAAATCCATTCAGCAGAATGGGATAAAATCAATACACTACATGGGATTAGTATTGAAATACGTTATACAGACAAATTATATTCCATGTTATTACCTGAAGAAAAGAGATTGTATAAAAATGTTATATTAACTCGGGAAGCGTTGGATGCTTGGAAAGAGACCCAATCCAAGGGAGGGAAACATAAAAAAAGAAAATCCAGAAAATCCAGAAAACATAAAAAAAGAAAATCCAGGAAATCTTATAGAAGGAAAAGAAGATAAATTAATCGAAATAATATATTTCTAAAATGTTTAAAGATATATTGCGATATATTATATATCTTTAAATGGCCGATACAGAGAATCCAGTACTCGATTATTTCAATATGTCTGAGAATACGGGGAAAATGTTGTCCACTCGAACAATTGCAAAGGCGATTGGACTACGTCAAAAAGATGTATTTTATTATATTTTAAGTGATGATACCAATTTCGAAAGGGTGAATCCAATTGATGTGGGGCATTGGGGTAAAGTGTCTCGTGTATTTAGATTAGCTTCTTCATAATTTGTCTACCATTTACAATTTGTCTACCATTTACAATTTGTCTACCATTTATCCCATTTACAATTTGTCTACCATTTATCCCATTTACAATTTGTCCATCATCTCCAATTTTTCTATTGTTTTATCTAGATTCGATTTCTCCAATCCATTAAATAGATAATCTGTTTTGGGAGCGATTTCATTCTTTTTTAATTGCACGTAAATGGCATTCACCTTTGAAACAATCGCATCTATTTCCTCTTTATTCTCTATGATTTCAATTGACCAATCAACCGGTTCCAATACGAGCGTAATAGCATAATAAATGAGATATTTCCGTTTTCGCTTCATACATTCAGTATATTTTATCATAAATAATTGTAATATTGCATCCAGGATTTTATCCATTAGCAAATTTTTCCTAGATTTACTATACATAAGCAAAATATCCCATATTATCCAGATTATATCCTTTTGATGGGATGTCGGAGGATATGGACGACGTTCGCCCAAAATGCTAATCTTCTTTTTCTTACATACACATTCGTATTCTAAAATCCATTCCAACCAATAGCATGATTCAGTAGTATTTTTCTGATTTAAACAGTAAGCGAATTCATTAATCGGAATAAATAATTCTTTGGGATCATCGCTCTTTAAAACTGCCAATGCATATTCTGTTGTTGGTGCCTTCAATTTAGTTGCTAAATTTGTGAAATCGAATTCCTCTTTGCTTTTTATTTTAATAGTTTCAATACTATGTTTTTTTCTGGAAAAGCATAATACACAAACACATTCACAGAATAATTTCCGGATTTTATCATTGTTACGCAATGCTATAACGTTGGTCGAATAACCGGTCTTCATTATTTTGAGAAATAGTTCAAATCTCATATGAATATATATAGGTAATTTAGGATTCCCTACATGAATATATTTACTAACATAATAAATAATAATATCCCATAAATCGGCATAATGTCCGGAACAAATATATTCACATGTCCAATAACAACTATTTTCTATTTTTTTACTATATATACAATTCAATAATTCTTTTCTTACTACACTCTTTTGATATCCAGAAAATGTAATCGCTTTAAAATCGGTTCTAATATCGCTAATAGAATTTGCATTCGTTATAGAGTCGGTTGAACTATTAGTCATTTACGAAATAATTAATATATTTAATTATTAAAAATATATTAATAATACATATTAAAACTATGGATTTTAAAGCCATGAATCTAAAAAAGATGGATTTAGATACTGTTGGAAAAATAACGGAAAAATTCTCAAAAAAAGTATTCCGATATGATTTTCTACATAAATTGTTTATCGGAATGATATTTTTGGCGTTAGTGCTTTTTATTAGAACCAATAATAAGGAAGGATTCGTTAACGCTATATCGTATGATTCAAATAATGGTAATACAGATGATTATAATAATTCAAATAACTATACAACATTATATGATAATATTGTGATTGATCGAGAGAAAAATGATTATGTAATAGGCGAAATATTGAAAAAAGTGGAAACAAGTGGAAATAGTAAGGTGCTTGACATCGAATGTAAAACAGGATATAATATTGATTTGATGCGAGAGAAAACGGGTTCAAAGGAATGTTATGGGCTTGATAAATCACGAGAGATGATTGAACAAGCAAAAACGAATTATCCGGCTACAAAATTCTTGTCAGGCAACATAAATGACAATAATTTATTGCGAAATGGTATATTTTCACATATATTATGCTTAAATATGGCGATTTATTATATTGAGGATAAACGGCAATTTTTCATGAATTGTAGAGATTTGCTAAGCGTGGGAGGGTATTTAGCTCTTCATTTAGTCGATAAGAATAAATTTAATAGTGTAGCAACAAGTACACGATTAAATCCATTTGTAAATCCGAATAACCATGATATTAAGAGAATTAATAGTTCGATCATTCAGTATAATGATATCGTATATAAGACACAATTCAGGATATTTCCTAATGATTTGCCTTCTAACCCGTCGATTCCTTCAAAAGCAGAATTTAAAGAAACTATTACTGATAAGTCGACGGGAAATATTACGGAGAATATCCATAATTTATATATGCCGAATCAAATCGATATTTTAGAGATGGCGAAATCGCAGGGGTTCATATTCTCCGATTTAATAGAATTGCGCCTTAAAAATTATAATAATGAATTTGTGTATATATTGCAGAAACAATAGATAATTGTTGATATATTTATGAACTATTATTGCTACAAAATATGCTACCGTGTCCTATGATATCCAAATTGGTGAAGGTACTCCCTATCTGTCACATACTTCTCAGCACACGACCATGCGGATGATATATGCCTTCTGGATCAGGATATTTATCTATTCCTAGGCCTTTTAGTTGCGCTTTGTTCTGCGCCACTTCCATGCGCATTGCCTCTATATCCGATTTAACCTTTTGTATTTCTTGTTCAGATCTCCAGTTGTCGTTGTTCTCAAATATAAGCATTTTAATTGCGGGAGAATTGAATGCTACTTTAAAAAAAACTAATAATGAAGATTTAGATACGGTGCCATACTTGTCATACTTTTTAGAGTTAATTGTATCATTTATTATCTGTTCTATATTTATATCTTTACCTTCCATCATATGCTCTACCATCTTTGTTTGTATTTCGTTGAATATATCGTAGATAACATAAGCATTTTCTAATAAAGCTTTGGTAGTACCCGGATCAATTACAGTAACCGGATCAGTTACAGTACCATCTTTTCCAATATTATTAATGGCAAATGTATTTATTGTTTGTAAATCCTCATGAGATATTTTTCTTTCTCTTCCTCTTACTCCTCCTCTCATTTTTTATACTTCTTTGATAAATCTTTTTCTCGAAATTTTTTATAATTAGGACTTTTTCTAGTTTTTCTAGATTTTGATCTTTTATGAGATTTTCTTCTTTTAGATTTACGTTTTTTGTAGGATTTCTTGTGTTTTTTGTGTTTTCTACGTCTTTTGGATCCTCCATTCGCCGGAGGACCAGGACCATACAATTTTGTATTCAATTCCTCTATCTCTTGATTTATTTTGTGCAATTCACCACTTAATTGTGTTAATGTTGGATCATTTCTGTTTTGTACCGTTCCAGCGTGTCTGTCGTAATTTTGTTCAGCAACAGTAAGTTTGCTTAACACATCATCGTATTTTTGTTGTTGTTCGGTAGTTAATGGCATTATCTATACATTATAAATACATTATAAATATATAATAATATTTTCTAAATTCCTAAAATAGATTTTATCGCACATATTTTGTAGATTTCGCGAAGTTATCTAAAACGAAAATTATGGTTTTTTAGATCTTCGTCTTCTAGATTTTCTTCTTCTAGATTTACGTTTTTTGTTAGATTTCTTGTGTTTTTTGTGTTTTTTGTGTTTTTTTGATCCGCCATTTTTGGGGTCGCACCAATTATTATCATCGTTTGGGCCATTGAAGCCATCGGCATTGATGTCAGGGTATTCGTATTCAGAGTCGACAACGGCCGTGTATTCTCTTTGTAGATAGTTATTTATTTTCTTCATTAACACACAATTAGTCTCTCCAGTTATTGCTTTAAAACTATAAATCCTATCGTTAATGTCTTTTAATGATAAATAATTTTCTTCTTTCAGAACATAATTCCATGGTCGTATTCTAATTTTACCTTTTTCTTTTCTGCCTAAGGAATATTTTAATATAACGATATGATCATCACCAACTCCCTCTATTGGATATAATGTCCACTCTCTTTGTTGATAAGCATTTGCATTCCAATCGCTTTCCTTGCCTTTTTTTAAAAACGAGCCCATTAAAGGTTCAATTTCTTCTTTTCGGTTTGTTAAGGTGTCTACCCCGACAATATTTAGGTTTGCACCACGTCCACTCTGTTCTCCTTCTCGGGTTGTTTCGGGGGGCTCATCGTTCATTTTTATAATATATAAAAATATTATAATTTTTTATAATATTTTCTAAATCTTAAAGATATCCCATTTTATCGCACATATTTTGTAGATTTCGCGAAGTTATCTAAAACGAAAATTATGAAGATTCCCAGGAAAACGTACAAAATCAATTCTTCTGTCACATAATTCGTTTTTTGACTCTGTTGTTCTTCCATCATATAAATAATATAATTAAGCTTGTTTAATAGTTCGTCGTTACTAGGATTTCCTGTATTATTTCCTGTATTATTTGTTGCCGTATTCGGACTATTTGTCAAATTAGTATAATATGGAACATAAGAATCGTTTTTAATATTATTGTAATCTGATCCCTGCACTTTGCTATCATTAATGGGTTGGACTGTTGACGGTTGTTGAATCATGGTCTGGACTGATTGTGTCGCGGGTGGACTTGGTAACTGATTATTTAGATCATATACGGTCGGAGAATTTGAAGAATTCAAAGATTCGTTATTTTGATTATATAATTTATCCATTAATTGATTTATATTTGTTAGTTTAGTAGATTCTACAGGAGACGAAGTATTTGAATCTGGGATAGACTCTTGGCCAGAATCTCGATTTTGGATAATATTTTCATCCAGACTATTCAATGTATAATTTGTAATACTTTTATTTTTTAGGGTTTTATTAGCGGGTGTCTTTTTAAAATTTTTATTTAATAAAGTGGATCCATTATTTTCTAAAGAAGCCGGATTTAATGGTAACATTTATTCTATAAAAATAAAAGATATTATTATTTATGAAAACTACTCAATATTTTTCATAAATTCATGATTTCTTATTCTATGATTTCTTATTCTATGATTTCTTATTCTATGATTTCTTATTCTATGATTTCTTATTCTATGATTTCTTATTCTATGATTTTATATTTTCTAAATATAATATAATAATGGCTAAAAGTAGATCTGTTAATAAAAGTTCATCTAAACATAATACTAGTAATAAGAATAACAATAATTCAGCTGTAAATCCTTACAATACTGTAAATAATACTGAATTTAATATAATAGAAAGTATAAGTAATAATAAATTTTTAATAGGTCTAGTAGCAATTTTTGTTAATATTGGATCGCGATATATTGAATTCAATTTTACAAATAATCAAGAATTATTAATGAGAAGCGTAGCTAAAGAAGTATTAATTTTTGCAATAACACTTATGATGACACGTGACATAATAATCGCTATAATATTGACTACTGTTTTTATTATATTGAGCAACTTTATTTTCAATGATCAAAGCAAATTTTGTGTATTACCAGAGAAATATAAAAGGTTGGATTCTATTATTGATAGTAATAAGGATGGTGTAGTAACTGAGGAAGAAATTAAAAATGCCGAGAAAATATTACAACAAGCAAAAAATCAAAAAGAATTGTATAATAAAATATTTATGTTAGATAATTTAATGTAAAA